AAGGGATAGAGAAATACGGGAGGTTGTGGTTACCCAAAGACGGACAGGCGATTACGCCAATCCGCATCGAGATGGATGCCTTCTTGCAGGGACTTACTCCCGAAGAGGGAGGACTCGGAAAGGCTCGCCATTATCGTAATATTGTCTCTGCTATATGGCCCACATTCCAGTGGCACAGGTGGGCAGAACTCAGCGCACAAGCATTCTGCAACCAAATTTACGAGGTAGATGAGGCTACGGGCAATCGATTCGTCCGAAGCGTGACAGGTCTCGCTGGCGGAACAGACTCTGGCAAATCCTACGGGATGGCGGCGTTTGCGCTGGTCAATTGGTTCTGCGACCCCATCAATACGATGACAATTGTTGTCTCTACGTCCAAGATTGACGCCAAACAGCGTATCTGGGCGGCACTGGTCAAGATGTATCGTGAAGCCCGAAACATGGGGCTGGCCTCTGGCAGGCTCATTGAGTCCATGGATATCATCAAGCTCTCAGACGAAGAGGGGGCCGTGATCGATCCCGAAACAGGAGTTAGTGATGCCTCGTCTATTATGCTTCTAGCGGCGGGTGACGAATACAAAGATGACGCCCAAAAACGACTACAGGGTAAGAAGAATCGCCGTATTGTGTTGATTATCGATGAGTTACAAGATTGTTCGGCTTCCGTAATTAACGAGGCGGTCTGGGGATTCAAGGGCGCACAGGAACTCTATATCGTTGGCGCGGGAAACCCGTCATCAATCTTCGACCCCCATGGAAAGTTCTGCGAACCCATCAAAGGATGGATGAGTGTGGACGAGCAAACCCCGAACTGGAAGATACGGGTGGCTGGTATTGAGGGGGTATGTATCAGGTTTGATTCAGAGAACGACAACCCCAACCAACAGTCCTTTGATGCTGGAAAGGGGTTGCGCTATCCGTTTCTTCCCAAACCCAATGATGTGGCTCTAGCCCGAAAGGAACTAGGAGAACTCAACCCACAGTATTGGAGAAAGTTCAGGGGCTTCTGGCCTCCTGCTGACGCCGACGATTCCACGATTGTCTCGGACATCCTGCTCGCTCGCCATGGGGCATTAGATAAACCGATCTGGGACGGAACCCCGAAAGATATTGCAGGAATTGACCCTAGTTATACCGAAGGTGGTGATAGATTCGTGTTTACCCACCTTAAGTATGGCAAGTTGATTAGCGGCAAATGGGCGATAGCTGTTGAAAAACAGTATGTCCTCAATAGAAGGGCAGGATCTCAAGAAGACTTCCAATACGAGATGATCCAGCAGATCCACGACCTCTCTCTCAAATTAGGAATCCCGAATCAATGGATGGGGGTAGATGCTTCGGCTGGTGGTATTTTCTGGTCAATCGGAGAAAGAGAACTTCTAAAGGGCTGGCATGCAGTGAGTTTTGCAGGAGCAGCATCCGATCTTCCTGTCAGCGCCCAATACGCCATGAGAAACGAAGTCACGGGGAAACCCCAAGTAGGCAAGGAATTGTTCCACAATATGGCTTCTGAACTCTGCTTTGCCGCCCGCTACTTCCTAGAATGTGAGCAACTCAAGGGAATCACCCCAGATCTGGCATGGGAGATGACTCAGAGAAAGTATGTACGAAGGACTCGGAAGATTATTATTGAGTCCAAGACCGATATGAAAAAACGCATCGGCAAATCCCCCGACTTGTTTGACTCATTTGCTGTAGGATTGTTTGTTGCTCGTAAGGTATTTGGAGCCATGGCGGGCAGTGAGGCGATTGAGGAAAAGAAACGGCTCAACAAAGAGACGTTTAAAAAACTCAAACAAGCCTTGACTATAAAGAAGAATTGGTAGATTCTATTTGCCATTTATGGCTCAACTACCGATTGCGGAAGCGGACATCTGCGTTTTTCAGGGTGCTACTTTCAATCAGACTTTATTCTATGAGACTGGGGAACCCTCGGCTCCCGTCGATCTTACGGGATTTACGGCCAAGATGCACATTCGGTCAAAGCCAGAATCCAAGGCACTAATTCTTGAATTGTCTACAACTAATGGTAGAATCGTCTTGAATGAAACTACAGGATCTATTAAGCTCTTTATTTCGGCATCTGACACGGCATCGCTCTCGGTCTGTGATAAAGCCGTATATGACCTTGAGCTTTATAACGGGGCCGTCACAACCAGAATCCTGCAAGGCAATGTTATCATTTCACCAGAGGTTACACGATAAATGAGCAAGATCTGTATTCCCATTCCGTCTTCTAGCGTTATCGGCGTGTCCTCGACCCCGATCCAAACTCCTAGCGTAAACATCCTTCGTGTTGAGCCTTCGATTACGGGATTAGATGGCGGCGGATCAACAAATCTGGATAGTCTTAATACAGTTAGCGGAACCTATGCCGTTGGAATTGTTATCTTTTTGGTTATTGACGGAATCCCTGCTATTTATCAGTTGTCTTCAGGGACAGATGCTCAAAATCTTCCTTTCGTAGTTCGACCCAACGACTATGATAGCCAAACTGGAACTAAAAGAGTTTGGAAGCGACTAATGTAAAATGAAAATTATCTTCTCACTTATTGTTGGTGGAGCCTTGGTTGTTTCGGGCTTCGGGCAAACTCGCAATGTTCTTGTTGGAACTAACAATGCTGTAGTCCAGCCGACTAATTTTTGGAGTGCCGATGCTTCAAATGCTCGCACAGGACTAGGATTGGGAACCTCCGCTACCAATCCCGCATCTGCATTCCAACCATCCAGTGCGGCCCTTTCAAATCTTTCTACTTCTAATGGAGGAGACCTGACAAATATCAAATCTACAAATATTGTTGGTGTTATTCCAGCATCCAACATTCCGTCAACTACATTAACCAATATTTCTGGAACTCTTTCGATTGCTTCTGGCGGAACAGGAGCCACCAACGCCGCAACAGCAAGAACTAACCTTGGATTGGGCTGGTCTGCTCTTACTAACACAGATGCCACAAATTTCCGTAATGCCATCGGGCTTGGAGCAACATGGCTCACCAACACTAATGTTGCGAATTTCCGTAATGCCATTGGACTTGGTACATTTAAAACAACTGATGATGATTTATTTTCCGAAATTTATTCAGGACAAGAATTAAGGATAGTTGCTGGAGATTCTATTACATTTTACGAGGCATTTTCTTTTGAAGGAACAAATGCAGCAATTTATGCATCACAAAGTAGAAATAGTCTCGGCCTTCCTTGGAGCGGGCTAACTAATACAAACGCAGTTGGATTTCGCAATGCCTTAGAAATAGGAACAACCAATACTCTTACAATTGCTGGCATTACTTCTCAAAATATTACGGTCACGGCGGGAGGCGGTATTACATTGCAGTCTGTTATTACAAATGCCGCATCATTTAGGACTAATATCGGCCTACCTTGGTCTGGCCTTACAAATACAAATTCTTCAACATTCCAAGCCTCGCTTTTTGGGTCTAATACCAATCCAGTTTTGGTCAACACCAACGGAGAGGTGGTGAGCCCAACCAACTTCTGGGCAGTGGCCCCGATATCCACAACTGTCCAATACCAGACAAATGTTACTGGAACATCCACAAATGCCGCAACAAACAGCCGCAATCTATTTCTGTTCAGTCTTTCTCCTTCGGTATCTGGAGTTACCAATACGGTGACATTACCCACCAACCCCGCAACAACATTTGAAGGAGATAGAGCAACTATTGCCCATCTTGCCCAGACAACCAACGCAGTGACAGCTATTAGGCAATTGGGCGCAGCAACTAATCTTATTACGCTCAATCAGCTTGATGAGACCGTTCTGTTGATGTATCGCAGTGGAGCATGGAGGTTGGCCGATAACATCTCTTACGTTGAGCCTATCTTCTTTTCTGGAACCAATGCAGCAGCTAATGCAGCGGAAAGCAGAACCAATTTGGGGTTGGGCGGAAGCAACAGTGTATCTTTTGGTGGAGTTTTTGCTGTAGAAGAATTTGAGGTAGGCTCGTCTAGTAATACAATAAATATTAATCCTTCAGAAATTACTTTCGGTCATTCTGGAATCGCTACAACTACCCGCACCAACCTCGGCCTCCCACTCCCAGCCCTCACCAACACCAACAATGCCAATTTCCAAGCAGCAGTGTTTGTTACAAACGCCGCACCCACTAATACCGCAAACGTCAATGGAATTGGATTTAATACCGCTGTCCACTGGATGGGAGTTACTGTAAAAACTAATGGCACGAATGCCACATTTCGTATTCCGTTATTTCAATGACCAACTACTGGAGACTTGAGAGGGATATCGAAATCGTCCAAGGAAAAACTTGGACGGCGAAGTTTCGTTATCTAACCAAGTCCTGTAAGGGCAAGTCCAACGTTCCAGTTAATCTTTCGGGCTACGGGGCCAACATGGTGATTCGGGAGTGTGCCAAGGATAGTGCTACTTTGCTTACATTGACCTCTGGAAGCGGGATTACGCTCGGAGGGAGCGCAGGTACAATTGAAATCGAAATCACCGCCACACAGGCCGCAAACCTCACAGCAGGCGACAACGTCTACGAAATCGAACTCTACCTCGGCTATACCTATATCGCATTCGCCACAGGTAAAGCTAAAGTCTATCAGGAGATCGCCCGATGAGCCAAGAGGTCATTGAGATTACAGAGAGGGAGATTGAGATTATTGAGGTGGTGGAGCGCGGCCCCGCTGGGCCGACTGGCCCGCAAGCCAACATTAACTACACGGTAGTCTCTAGTCCGCAAACACTTAGCAATTCACAAAACATCGCCGCCGATACCACTGGCGGAACTTTTACACTTACTCTTCCCGCCAATCCAAGCGCAGGAGATTCTATCGATATCTTCGACTACTCGGAGACCTTTGACACCAATCCTCTGACCATCGCCCGAAACGGACAAAGAATCGAAAGTCTGGAAGAAAATCTAGTCTGCAACGTCGAAGGAGCCTACTTCACGATGATCTATACGGGGGCAACCCGTGGATGGCAGATCCTTCCTCGCTATGGCACTTCTGGAGGTGGAGGAGAATCTATCCTTACCAATCAAGGTGACACCCTCTATCGCGGCCCACTAGTTAACGAGAGGCTTCCTATCGGAACCGCAGGACAAGTCCTAAAAGTAAATAGCGGAGCCACCGCCCCCGAATGGGGAACCATCTCCACAGCACCTAGTGGCCCCGCAGGAGGAGATCTCACAGGAACCTATCCGAATCCCACACTAACAACTACTGGGGTCAGCGCGGGAACCTACACCAAAGTCACCGTTGATGCGAAGGGGCGGGCTACTGTCGGAGCTTCCGCCACAAAGTCTGATGTTGGACTCGGTAATGTCGATAACACAAGTGATTCCGCGAAACCCATTAGCACCGCAACCCAGACCGCGCTAAACCTTAAAGCAAACCTAGATTCCCCCGCGCTCACAGGAACACCGACAGCACCGACTGCTGCTGCTGGAACTGATACCACCCAGATTGCTACTACGGCATTTACACTGGCAAATCGCGGAGACCGCTATCTCACAACTTCCACAACCTCCCATTCACTAACCACTGGATCTAAGACGTTCACCGTCCAATCAGGACTCAGCTACACCCCTACACAGGACGTTACTATTGTATACGATGCAGCCCGTCATATGCATGCTTTTGTTACTAGCTATTCTGGAACAACACTGGTAGTTAATGTCGATACCGTAGAAGGTAGTGGCGGGCCATTTACAGCTTGGACAATTAATGTGGGCGGGCTTTTGACGGCGCAAGGTGCGCTTTTAGAGGTTAATAATCTCAGTGATGTGTCCAACCCCGCAACAGCACTTACTAATATCGGAGGTGTACCAACAAGCCGATCAATTAGTGCTGGGACTGGGCTTACAGGTGGGGGAGATCTTACAGCCAACAGAACACTCACGGTCAGCTACGGAACCACCTCTGGAACTGCCTGTCAGGGTAATGATGCCCGCCTAAGTGACGCAAGAACACCTATTTCCCACACCCACGGCAACCTAACCAACGACGGAAAAGTCGGCACCACCGCCAACCTCCCCTTAAAAACAGGCACAAACGGCGTCATCGAGGCGGGTTCATTTTCCAACACGGCAGGGAGCTTTTGCGCTGGGGATGATGCGCGGCTTTCGGATGCGAGGACACCAAGCAGCACCCTCGCGCACAAAGCATCCCACGCCACAGGCGGCACCGATGCGCTGGCTCCGAGTGATATTGGGGCCATATTTCAATGGTCGGTCTTTGAAGAAGCAATTTCGGCGTCACCTACAACTTTGGCAACTGGCCGCGCCCGCCGCATAACGATTTCGACAACACTAAGCACCGACACCGAAGTCCTCCTGCCAACCACGGGCAACCAAGATGCAGATTTGTTTCAG